GCTTGACTGGGTAACGTCGGTTCGCATGGACACCGTGTTATTCATGGCAAGGGTTAGGTTCTCAGCAACAAGAGCCGCGCCGCCTTTGGTGAGAGTCACGCCGAGCCATACAGCAGGGACTACCGTTGGGTAGCTGATGCCAGAAAGTAGGGCAAGGTCAGTCACGCCACCGTAAAGGCCAGTGAACGTGAAGGTAATGAATGCAGGTTCACCAGCCACGAAGCCCATTTCGTAGTCACCACGCGCACCGTAGATCAAATACTTCTTGCCGTCAATGAAGACAGCAACCGAAGCACTGGTTCCGTCGCCTTCCGTGCCGTCTGAATCTGGCAGGTAGGTTACGGAAGTTGAAGCAACAACAGTCTCGCCCATGCCACAGGCCACCAGCGCATCACCGAACACGGGAGCCGTGCCAGCAGTACCGCTTCCAGCAAGCTCAGTCTTGAAGCTGATAGATGCCTGTTTGCGGCCAATGAAGTGTGGCAGGTTGGACAGCGTAGCCCGCAGGGGGTTCCTTGGAGTCACCTGAATGTCTGGCGAAAATGAAACGTCATAGACGAACATGTCTGCATCAGCAGCGGCCAGGGTAATAGCGGTTCCCTCGGTGCTTTCCAGCTTGAGGGCTACTTGGGCTTTGCGCATCAACATTATTTATCTTCCTTTTTCTTGGCGGTTTTCGGTGCGGTCACTTCCAGCACATCCATCTGCTTCCAGACGTTGCCGTGAAGTTCCTGCGGGTCGAGAGTTTCACCCTCGGCGTACTGCTTGCGCTGGCCTACAAAGACGCAGCCCTTCTTAACTCGGTGTGCTTCTGGTTTCATTATGGTGAGCCGTGGATGTGTCTGTAGGTGAGAGTCCCTTCAACAAGCACTACGCAGAAGCTGTCTCCCGCCGTAGATGTGAACTCCTGATTCTTTGTTAGCTTAACGTCAATCACTGTTGAGCCTAAGCTGCGGTCGGTCGCAACGGCACGATCTATGTCTTGAAGCATCTTGTCTGCCGCGTCTGCGCTGTTCTCTCCTGGGGGGCTGAACTTTGCCCATGCCTCGATAATGAAATCAAGGTTCCGCTGTGTGAGCGCCCCGCCAGCGTCGTTGTATCGTTCCTCGCCTCTCAGCAGGACAGCGTAAGGCAGAAGCCCGCTATCTGGCTCCTGGGGAATCTCTGCAACGACGGTCAGGTCATTGTTGTAGCTGCCCGTGCCGTCGATGCCTTGCAGCACGATTCTGAGTGCGTCCAATGCGTCACTTCTGGTACTCATGTTATTGCGCTGGGGCTTCGGAATTCTGTTGCCTCGGAGAAGCCAACCTCAATAGCGTAGCTTGTGGCACTCAATCTGGTGCGGCTGTAGCCCGCTTTCCCAGGCTTGAATCGTACCCTAATCGCGTCGCCCTCGCCTGGGGGTGTCCAAATCATTGTCTCAGCACCGCCGAAGCTGGCCGCGTGGTCTGCCTCAATCGCTGCTTTCTCCGTTCCCGTAGCATTGCGCCACATCAAACGGAACTCCCGCAAATCGCCCTGGTTGTAGCGCCGCGTTTTGATCGCCCCCGCTTCTGGTGGAGTCGTCATGCCGCGTGAGTTGCGCACTTCCTCCCATTCGCCGGGGTTTACTGAGAAGGTTTCGGTCATTTGCTATCGAATCCTGCATCGCGCACAGTTTTGGCCGTGGCTCGTTCAAGGCGTGGCATCAGGTCGCTTTCAATGTGTGCTTCCCAGAAGTTGTAGAATCCCAAGCGTGGCGGCAGGTGCTTAGTGCCAAACTCATGCGCCGCTGCGTAAGGTACGCCCGCTGATTGGTGAGTTGTCCGTAGGTTGTCCAGGCTTCCGCGCCGTACAAGGTGCGTGAAACTGCGTGAGAGGGAGCCAGTTACGCGCCGAAGCCCGCCGCCCGCTGGCTGAATGCTTGTGAAGTTGAGCCTTTCCCGCTGAAATTGCGTTTCAAACTTGCCCTTGCTCTGCTCCATAGCATCGCCAGCATTGTTGGCCAGTTGATCGGGCAGGAACACCAGCGCCGCGCTTAGGTTCTTGCGGAAAACCTTAATGTCCATCAGCCGAACACCACCAGCGCATGTTTATCAATCACGCCCTGAACCTCTGGCAACCAGCCACCAGCAGAAGGCCAGTTGCGCTGCGTGGAGTTTTGGGCAAGAATCTGCGACGTTTGACCCAAAGTGTTGCGCCTTTCGTATTCGTACACCACCTGCCGCATAACTGCATCGGCAACATCTGGGAAGGTGGATTCAACATCGGTGGCGCTCGTTCCCATGCCGCCCGTGTATTCAACCTGCAAGGCTCCTGCGCCGCGCTCTAAGCCTGTCTCAAAGTTGATTACACCTATTGCGGCTTCCAGGTAGTAGTCGTCAGAACTCACGGCATCGCCTGTGAAGTCCCGCTCTGCGCTGTTCTTAACCGCCGTGAGAGTTTCGACAGGGAAGGCGGGAAGCTGAACCGTGCGCTGGTCTGTGGAGATATTCACCTGCACCGTGCGGGATGTTTCCTCAACCAGCCGCCCGCAAAGGTCTTTCTCGAACCGTGCGGAAATGCTGGTGATAAGCGTTCCTAGAACCGCATCCTGGGTCGCATCTGCGCTCCATCCTCGAAAAGCCCTGACCGTGGCGATGGTTACTAAATCCATGCCCACAGCATACAAAAAAAGGAGAGCAGCCCGAAAGCTGCCCCCCTTGGGTCTGGAAATCAGGGCGCTTATGCGTCGCCGAGGTTGTCCCAGTGAATGAAGGCTTCATCCTGCACAATCACAGCATCAGCAGCCAAGAGGACGCGGAAGTCCACAAGGTTGTTGCCGAAGCTGGAATGCTCAGAAGAAGCAATCTCAATGCCTTCGCCGAACAAGCCGACAATCAGGTTTTCCCAGTAGCCGTAGGTCGCCTCACCATTCACGCCCGTGTCGTCGTTGTAGATGGTGGTCGGGAACACGCCCGCATCAAGCATTTCTGCAAGGTAGCGGTCGCCAGCGTAAGCCAGCCCAGGGATGGACGCAGAGAATGCACCTGGCTTGAGCAAGTGGTATTTCACCAGTGGGTTGGCCACGAAAGCAGCCTTGGTTCCACCGTCGCCCACGTTGGCATTCTGCAACAGCGTTACCGCACGTTGTAGGTTTGCCGGGGCAATCGCGTCGCCAGCAGCCGTAACCTTAGCGATAAGGTCAGCGGTAGTGGTCAGCGCCTGAGTTTCAGCCAATCCGATAACGTCAATGCGGCGCATGGCTGCTTTGAACATCTGCGCTTCAATGAAAGCATCTACGGAAGGAGAGCCTTGCTTCAACAGGTCGCGGGAGACTTTCACAAGTTCGCCGCTGTAAGTTGAGGTCAAAGAGACTTCTGAGTACGTCCAGTTGGCAGACTGGTCGCTCACGGCTGCTGCATCTGCGCGTGACTGCAACTCAGCGGTTGCGGCCTTTGGCAGACGAACAGTACCTGACAAGCCTTCCAGGAAGGTTGCGCCAGCAGCACCAACGATCGCACGGGCTTTCAAAGGCTCGATAATGCGATTGGAGACTTCCTCTGGGAGCAAGTAACCACCAGCAGCATCAGAAGCGGTAGATTGCGCACGCTTGTTAGCTGCGGCATCCATAGCTTCCTTCTCGAAATCGGAGCCGTGCCACTCGCCGAACTTAATGCCGTTCATGGCGCGGGACAGGCTGAACTTCTGGGTTTCCTCTTCGGTCAGGCCAATGCCTTCACGCTTACGGAACTGGTCTTCCATCTTCGCAACGCGCTCATTCAGTGCGGATTGCTTGTCGGTGGATTCCTTGATGGAGCCATGTACGGCATCCAGGGAATCATTGATTGATTTGAGAGTGCCACGGGAAGCTTCTGCCTCTGCGCGGATGCGGTCGTCTTCGATTTTCTGTTCTTCGGGAGTCATCTTGATTACCTCTTAGATTGACGTTTCGATCTCTAAGGCTTTCGCCTTTGCTTTCATGCCAAGAATAAGGTTCTGGCTGTATCCGTCTAGGGCATCGGCCTTTCGGCTCCCATCGACTGCCTCAAGCTGGCGGCTTTCCTTCTCGGCTAAGAGGGTCGCTACCGTGGCTTCAAGGCCAGCAAGTCTCGTTTCGTATTCTGAGGAATCGAACTCAGGAGTCAACACTACCTCATCGAGATAGCCGCTCATGTCGCCGCGTTCCTCTGGGAAGTCCAAGCCTTCAAGGTCTTCCGCTGAGTAGATCAAGCCCGCATCTTCACGGGTCAGCAATCCAGTTGCCGCCACATCTGCAACGTGTTCGCTGCGGGAAGTGGTCGAGCTGTTGGCTGGAAGCGTAACAATGCTGATTTCCTGTAGGCGCTGCTTACGGAATACCAACAGGCTGTCGAGCTTCGCGTCTTTGGGAATGCGGAACCGCTGAACGTCCTTCCCTTCTGCATAGCTGGCATCAATCGGCTCAAAGCTGTGTGAGCTTCCATTGATACGCCCTGCCATCCAGTTTCGGTAGACCACCTCCGCAGTGGGTTCGAGTTCTTCAGGAGACAGCAGGACGTGAGCCACGCTACCACGGCGCAGCACTCCATCCACTCCACGCAGGTCTGCGTCTTCCAGCTTCAAGGCCAACCCAATCGGCACAGGCTGGTTGCGGTCGTGGTTGCTGAAAATCATGGGGTTCTGCTCAAAGGCGCGAGTATCCCATCCACGGCTATCAAAGACCGTGTTGTAGCTGTCGATGCTCTCATCAGTCCAAGGCACAAGGATTACGCGCTGTGCGTGTTCAGGCTCCCAGGCTCCAACGATGCCGCTGCCTTCCTTTGGTACGCCTTTGGAGTATGCCAGCTTCCGCAGGGTCTTCTCAGGCAATGGCGACAGCTTTGGCCGCTTACCAGTCTTGAATGCCTGTGCGCGGGTCTGCCCCTCATCGGTGGAGATTGCCGCAACATGGCGGGCAAGAGATTCTTTGCTTACGTCGAGTTTCATGCTAGTTCAGCTATTCCTGCTGGTGGTTCTGGTGGAGTGCCGCCGCCTTTCGGTGTGCCGCCAAGTAACAAATCTTCTGTTGCGGGTACTTCGGGAACCATCACACAGCGGCAGTTGATGACCATTCCAGCCTCGCCTTGTACGTCGTGTGGGTAGCGGAGAACACCAGGAGCGCCAACCATCGGGGCGAAGTCTGTACCGCGCTCGAATGGTGTGCCGTCTACTGCTGCTTGAAGGGTCAGGTCATTGATTGCCTTGTGTTCTTCACGGGCATCAGAAGCAGACACCCAAGACACATGGCCTACCCCTGCCGCTTCCATGCCTAACCAGCGCACGTTGTTGGACGCGCTGCCAGTCTCGGTGCGGGCAATCATCAAGGTTCGCGCCGTATCAAGCTGGTAGTTGCTCACCCGTCGAATCTCCTTAGCAATCTGCGCCACGGTTGCATTCTGCTTCACCTGCGCTGTGATTGCCTTGCGCAGTTCTTCGCGCACGTTCTTAATCACGTTGCGGAGCCGCAGGTCTTTGGTTTCAATCCAGCGGTTCACAGCAGCGTCGGTCAGGTTGAAGTTAATCTTCGCCTCTGAGAATCCAGCCTCGCCAAGCTCTTCCATGATTCCCTCTAGTGCAGAATCAAAGGTTCGCTGGTAAAGCGGGTCTGTGCCTTCCTTGAGTACGGCTGTGAAGCGGTTGATATCGAACAGCAGCCCAAGAATCTCAGATTCATCAACTGCCCTGCTCTCGCTGCGTTGTGCGTCCAGGTTGCCAAGCACTTCCTTTCGGACGGCCAGAAAGACCTTCCGCACCTGCGCCTGATACTTCTTCTCAACAGCAGAGCCAACAGCGTGCCACCATGCGTCAGCCTTGCCCTGTGCGCGTTTGTGGCGCTCCTGAGCAGCCACCATGCGAGACGCAGCACGGCCTTCTGGCTGCTCCTTTGGCTTGAACGCCTTAGCATCCTTGACCATCTTCGCGGCGACATCCTCGGAGATTCCAACCGCCACCAGGAGCGACAGAGCTACCGATTCAGGGATGAGGCCTGCAATCAGGTCGGTAATGACGGACTGCGCTGATTGAATCTGTGCGCCGTTTAGCTTGACCGCCTGAGACTCGATAACCTCGTTAGCGCCCTCCTTTGCGCCCGCTGTCTGTTCCTTGCCCGTTGGGTCTTCTTCCACACCGCCGAGATGCCCCATAGGGTCTTCGCCCCATGCGTACAGCGGCAAATTAAGGCCAGTCACCCGAACTGCGTCATTCATGGGGATTCCTGCGGTGGTGAGTGTTGATAACGCCTCGGCCATCGTCTGCACATCGTCTGCAAGCTCTGGAACGCCGGAGATATTGAACACGCCCCACATCTTGCCATCATCAAAACGGCTGAACAGGTTGGCGAATGCCACATCCTCAACATACGCACCAAACGGAATCAGCAGGTTTGACCACATCATCTTGCGGGCTGCGTCAATCGTTGCGCGGTTTAAGTCGTCTGTAACGCCCATTGCCGCCTTGTGAACCAGCAGAGTAGCCAGCACAGCGTCACGGTTAATGCGGAAGCCCTCGGCGTAGTCCATTTCAGAATGGGTTGCCAGCGTCGCCGTGAGGGTTACACCTTGACCCAGAACAGCAGTCTTGCCGTTGGCCTTGTGCTGCTC